CCAGCGTCATATGGGTTAGTACCCTTATAGCCAACGTTGATATAATCAGCTGTTGCATACGGATCAATGTATACTTTAATACGGCCATTAAGAACACCAGCAAATGTATTGCCTGTGTCATCAACGTTAAGGTTAGTTGAAAGCGCTGGGCTATAATCAAGCATACCAGAAGCGGCCAATGCACTTGCAACATCTGAAGAACAGATGATGAAGTTACCTTTACCCCGACGAGTTTCTTTTGCGATTACGTTAGCTTCACGATCAAGGTGTACACCTAGACCCTTAAACTTCTCGGCTGACCAACGACCATCTGCATCTGATGACAAGTCAAAGATACCTTTGGTTGTGATGTTGCCTTGACGCGCACCAATTTTAGCTTGTGAGTTAATCGTACGAATTACTTCGCGATTAATTTCTGCCAAGATTTCGGTTGACAAGATGTTTGCCAATTCTGTCTCAGCATCCAAGCCATGGATTGCTTTAAGGTCTTGTGCCAGCTCGAGAGTGTACTCGGCTTTCAACGCACGTGACTTGGCTGTAACAGTTGCTTTTTCAATGGTGAAACCCATTTCAGCAAATGCTTCGCCTGTGCTACCCAATGCTTCAGCTTCTGCTGTAGTATAGGGATCACCCAAATGTGGGTGTACTCCAGCTGAGTCAGCGTCATCAACGATTGTGCTGTCAGCGTTGGCGTCTGTTACACCAGCAAGGCCTGAAGATGAATTGTTGCCTGTTGTGGCAGAATCACCTGAATATCCTACTGCTGCTTCATTGAATAGTGCTTCATCACCATTCGCAACACCGGCTTTAGATGTTTTGTAGCGTGACTTCATTGCGAAGATCAAGCCTGTTGGACCAGTCATTGGTTGTACACCAGCAACGTCATACGCCATCATATTTGGCATAGCACGACGAACGAGTGAAATCAAGATTGGATTCCAGTTGGCACCAGTTGTGCCTTGAGCTGCACCAGTAACTGATGCATTAGCATTGGCCGCGGTTTCGAGCAAGCCTTGCTCTTGTAACGCTTTTTCCGTATTTTCCAGAACAACAGCGGTTACAGACTTCTTGTGCGCGTCTGAAATACCACCGGCTGACTCTTCGTTCAATACCGGAGACCATTTCTCTACGAGACGATCATAAGTTTCCATAATTGGATCTCCTAATTACTTAATTGTTTTTCTTAGTGCATTAACGTATTGTGCCATTGATTCTGATACTTCGACGGTTTCATCACCATCTTCTTCTGTTTCTTCTTCAATGATGGAACTTGCGGTTTTCTGACCGAAATATGATTCTTTCAGTGTAGCAACTTTCTGTGCGAAATCTTCTTCGCTTTCAAAAGAAACTGACTCTGCAAGGCTCGATAGTTTTTCGACCTGAGTTTCTGCTAGATCTTTTGACGCTTCACGAATAATCGCTTGACGCTTATAAGATTGTAGCTCTTCCTGTAGTTCCATAGTTTGCGATACTGCAACATTAAACTTTTCTTCAAGTTCTTCGTGTGCAGTAGCGAGTTCATCAACGAGGTCAACTTTACCTTCAGGAACTTCAATGTAAGACTCTTCGAAAGCTGTTTTTAGCTTGTCCATGAATCCTTCTGCGATCTCTGCACGTAGTCCAGATTGGATCGCTACTTTGTTATCTTCCATCCAGTTCTCAACCACGTAGTTGAGGTAGCTATCAACTTTTTCGACTAGATCGGCTTTAACTGTTGAAACTTCTTCATCAAGCAATTGCTTGTATTCTGTTTCCAGTCTGTCGATCTCTTCGGCAAGTTTTGTTTTAACCGCTGCTTCAAAGATTACGGCTGTTTTGGCTTTAAAGTCATCTGACAATGTCGCCTCAGATTCCACCAGGGCATTTAAGTCTTCACTAAAATCCCCATTAAAATCTACATCTTCTGCTTTCATGCCTGCTGGTGCAGCCACTTTTTGCATTGGTTCGCTGTTACCCTTATCGCCTTTACGGCCTTTGGCTTTTGGGCCTTTGGCTTCTGCAGCATCAACAGATGCTACCGATTGAGCTTCAGCATTCTTCGGATCGTGAGCTTCTTCGATTTCCTCGTCGAGCTCAACTTCTTGATCTTTTACTTGATCAGTCATGTTAGACTCCTTAATATTGCTGTGTTTTCAGTAACGAGAGGAAATTCTTATACTCGCGAACCTGCGTTTCGTATAGATCCGCACGCGGAGCACGTTTAATTTCAGTCTCTATTTTTTCAATTTCTCGAGCTTCAATGATGCCATTATTCCAGATCCAATCTACACCTTCCATTATTCCATTAACAAAAGCATTTGGTGCAGAAGGATCTTGTACGATATCAACCGTATTAAGCATAAAGTCATCTTTGACGTACATAGTTCCGTTACGTTGCTCGAGGCTACCCATTCCACGAGTTGAGACACCTAGTTGAACACCACCTTCAAGCAAACCTTTTACGATATTACCCATTGGAGTATCCAATATACGCGCCTTTCCCATAACATCATTTCCCTCAAATTTAAGTTCCGTGATCTTATGGGATACTTTATCCAAGTTAACAGTGGGCCCTTCAGGGTGATTTAACTCACCAACCGCTCTGTCCTTGGAAACCTGTTCATCGACATATTTCTTAACGGCAGATTCCATAACTGCCTTAGGATATATTCGACCATTTCGATTCTTAGATTCAGCTTGCATAAAGACACCTTCAATGACATGGGTCTTTGAACCGTCTTCTTTTTTTTCAACAATGCACTGAACATCAGTTTCAGTATATTCTGTAATTAGCTTCATCTAACAATCCTATTAATTATTATTGGTATTATTTATGATAAAATAAACTCTGATATTTTGATGTGATTAATCTTCTTCTTCTTCGGACTCTTCAGCCTCTACTTCAGCTGCAGCTGCTTCAAGCTCCTCGTCGGAGATATCATCCATATCCTCATCGTCAGTAGACTCTTCTTCAGCTTCTGCACCATTAAATATTTGATCAGCCATACTAATCTTCTCTTGTTCTAATGCATCTGAAACTTTAGTGTCCATTAAATCACTAAAAGTAACCGTGGCTTTACTAAAGTCCTGATTCTGAACCTGGTTGATAAAATCATCAATATTCACTTCCATTACTAACTCCTATTTTTTAAATGGATAATAGATTCCTGTTGCTGTTGTTCATCCTCTTTTGGAATCTCGCCAGACTTTTCTTCGTCCTCTATTTGCTTTTTCATATCTTCAATCGCATCGTCTTCTAGATGTAATACATTCTTCATGACCCACTCTTTAGAGAAATAGTCCCCAACATACTGTTGCATATTATCTAGGGTCTGTAGTTTATTCTGTAATATCTCTGCATCTTTTAGTTCAGTGAAATGGTTATCACGAACATAGTCCACATGAATATCTTGCTTCCAACTATCCCAATCTTCCTCAGTAATAATAGACTTCATAATCAATTGCTTTTTTAGGATTTCTGTAAACAACATTGAAAAGCGACGTCTTAGTCTATCGATAAACTTTTGAAATTTAAGTTCATCACGTGTAATCTCAGTGGCTCTTCCTAAATTAAACTGCGCCTCTGGTTCCAGCCTATTAATTGGAACGTTTAATGATCTATATAGTCTTTTTTGAAAGTAAAGAATATCGTCAATCTGGCCTAGATTTTCACCACCAGGAAGTGTAGTAATCTCTGTGCCACGACCACCTTCGCGCCTGGGCAGCCAAAAGTCTTCAAGCATTGACATATGCTTGCGATCATCTCTAATATTACCGGTGTTGGCATCGTATACTAGCTTATTGCGGTAGCGAGACATAATATCTTTCATATATGTCTCTGCCTTACCCCGTGGTAAGTTACCCACATCAATATAGAAAATTCTACGCTCTGGTGCTCTAGCAAGTCTATAAATGACTAGCGAGTCTTCCATCATCCGTAATTGGTTAATTGGTTTTAATGCTTTATGTAGATATGAAACTACTTTTTTCCTAGTTTCATCTAAAAGTCCGGATGTTACATATGATACAGAATCATTACTTAGTCTAACACCTTGGGTTTGCTGTCCTGGCTTTTCTTGATAAATATAAAATTCGTTTACATTCTCAACAAGTGTTGCACCAGTGACGGAATCTTTTTTCTTTTTAACTTCTTTAACCTTACGGATTTTAGAGGCATCAATTGGTCTAATCTCTTGAATACCTGCCTTTAAATTCTTTTCGTCTACTACCAAGTGGTGGTATATTCTACCATCTACGTACCAACGTCTAAAGATGTCATGACCCAGATCTGTGAACTTTAGCATAGAACAAATAGTATCAAACTCTTCGTTTATTACCTTTTTCAGTTGATCACTTAATCCTTCCACGTTATCTAAGATAAGTGAAACCGGTGAGCCTTGGTTATTTGTAATAGATTCATTGACAATATCTTCAATCGCTGCATCAACCTCTGGATGGATTGCTACTGCACGATATTGCCTAATGTTCTGGTGATTATCCTTTGAATGATCACCTTCCCCTAGGTTAACATATGTTCCATAATGCGAGCCGGAAGCCGTGACATATCCTGCCCCGTCATCGTCTGTCGGTGGGACAATCGATTGTAACTTCTCAGCTGATTTATCCTTAGCTCTTTTAATTTCAAAGCCGAATAATCTTAATCCAGTACCCTCAACCATATTTTATCCTAATATTAAAGTGGTGGGAGAGGCCGTTTCCGGCCTCTCTTTACTATATTTATACGCTTAAGAAGTAGTCGCTGATTCCCAGTATTGTACTTGGAATTCCACTGTGAATCGTT